CGGCGCATCGCCTGCGCTTCGAGCGGTAGCGCGCACGCCTGCTCGCGCGAGAGTCCCCGCGCTAGCAGCGACTCCAGGTGCCGCTTCGCGCGCGCCTTGTCAGCTCGATGCTTCGAGACGAGTCCTTCGCCGATAGTGATCACGACTCACCTACCAGCGCCCCGATCGGACAGTCGAGCACGCGGGCAAGCGTCGCGAGATCGTCAAGTCGCGGTGACACCGCGCACGTCTCCCACGATCGCAGAGTCGCGATCGTCACGCCTGCGTGCGTCGCGCACTGCTGCTGTGTAAGCGAGGCGCGCAATCGTGCCTCGCGGATTCTATCTCCGATCCTCATCGTACCTCCGATGCGACGTATACCGGACCGCGCGCAGTCTGTCAAGCGCGGCATGTCGTGCTCAAAAAGTTGCGCTCGATTGCGTTGCTGAGTACGACTAGCGGTCATGCGCAGATACGATCACGGCCCCGGCGACGAGCTGTCGCCCGCTGAGATGGAGGAGTACGTGGACGACGACGACATGACGATCGGTGAGCTAGAGACATCCCTCGCGCGGCACCGCGTAGCCGATCTGCGCGTGCGACGCATCGAGGGCGTCTGGTACGCAGAGAGCGACCGGCTCATCGCCGCTGGCGAGGGAGGCACGCTGCTGGCTGCTATCGAGTCGCTGCTGTCGCACGCAGACGAGCGGCTGTGGTAGACGAGCTATCGCTCGCTCCCGACGTAGTCTCTGCGCAGCTCGTATCCGCGGCGGATCCGTGGCTGGAGCGGCGCCGGCATTCGTGGGGAGCGTCGGAGATCCCCGCGCTCCTGCTCGCGTACGATCGCCGCGAGGAGGAGGCCGCATCGGCGCGCCGCTACCATCTCGACGACTCAGGCTTGTCGCGCGCTGGAGTGCCTAGAATCGTCGCGAGGAAAGCGGGGCTGATCGCGGCGAAAGCGGGCTCGCGCGCTATGCGCTCCGGCGCCGAGCGCGAACGCGAGCTTATCGATCGATGGTCCTCTGCCGCTGGATTCGATGACGTTCGATTAGAGTCCGCGGCTCCGCGCGAGTGGTACCCACTAGTGGATAGGCACTGCCACAGACTAGCCGCGACGCCCGACGCGTGGTGCCGCGGTCCCAGCGGCGAGCTGATCATCGTCGAGGCAAAGTGTACGGCGGGACACCACTCGACGTGCGAGTGGTACTGGCGGGTCCAGCTACAAGCGCAGATGGGGTGCATGTGCGCATCGGCGGGCGTGCTAGTGTGCGGGCGCGGATGGGTGATGGGCTCCGATAGCGAGCCTATCGGATGGATCGTAGAGCGCGACGACGCGGAGATAGAGCGCATCCGCGCCGTGGCGATCAAAGCGTGGGCTGATGTGGAGAGGCTCAGAAAGGACGACATCAAGTGATCGAAAAACGCAAGCTTCTTGACGCGCCGATTCCTCGCGAGCACGTCGAAGAGCGGCAGCAGTCTGGCATGACACTGAGCTACATCGCAGGATGGCGCGTCATCGCGGAGCTGAATAGGATCTTCCCCGAGGGATGGTCATACGATGCCGGCGACACGCGCGAGGTGGCGCGCGAGCAGGACGAAAAAGGGCGCTGGCGAGTGAGCTACTCGTGCCGCTGCGTGCTGGAGGCGGGCGGCGTGCGCGTCGTGGATCGCGGCCACGGTCACGGGATCGATCGGTACGTCGGCGCCGCAGTCGAGAGCGCAGAGAAAGAGGCAGCGACCGACGCGCTCAAGAGGTGCGCGAAGAGCTTGGGCATGAGGCTCGGTCTTGCGCTGTACGACAAAGCGCAGGAGCATGTCGCCGAGCCCGCTCTCACGGTATCTGATGAGGAGCAGGAGGGCGTGATCGATCAGTGGCCACGTCAGACGGAAGAGTGGAAGCGGCAAGTCTGGCCCACGCTCTCTCCTGAAACGAAGCAGCGAATCAAGGATCTCAAGAAGGAGAGTGCAAAGTGAGCGGAAAGCCGGACATCAAGATCGGCATGAAGAGCAAGGCCAGCGGACAGGCGATCAGCCTGCTCGCAGGATGGAAAAGCGAGCGCGGGATCAACTGCCGTCTCGATCGCGACATCGTGCGGCTTGTCATCGAGCGCGCCGACGGCTCGCGCGAGATCGTCACTCGCGGGCAGGACGGCAAAGAGACGCACTGGATCAACGCCTACGCCGACGGGGGCGGCGCAGCCCCGCAGCGCGGAGACTCCCGCGGCGCACGTCCAGCACCGAGACAGCCACCGAGGCAGGCAGAGCTGCCCCACGACGACGACGTGCCTTTCTGAACTGCGCGCGACTCGTCGGTGACTAACGCCGCGTCTAGCGATAGACGCGGCGTTTCTATTTCGCCAGCGGCCACCCAAGCGCGTCGAGCAGCAGCCCACACGAGTCGATCTTCGTCGAGCCCGGTAGGCTCATGTGCTCAATAGCGCCGCGTGCGCGCGCGAGCTCGCTCACTGATAGCCTGCGGTCAGAGGGTGCGCACTGACGCGGGATGTCGAGCCGGTCATCGTCTGCTCGCGAGAGCACATCGGCGAGCCATCGCCATGCCTCGAGGAGCGCATCCGACGGCTCGAGGCACTCGATGCGATGCCCGTCTACGCGCCGCGAGATGACGCGCCCCTCGACGCCAAGTCGCGCCGCCATCCGCGCGGTGCCAGGCGACATTGTCTCGACGCCGATCGATCTGCGGATCGTAGGCCGGTGACCGACGTGCACGGCGCCGTGCGCGAGGTCGAGGTACTGCCAGATCCCGCCGTCCCACGCGATGCCGAAATGCACACTCACGCTCAGATCGCGCGAGCCATCCGCCGATCGCCGCGACTCCATCGCACGATATAGAGACCTCCCCGCCGGCGGTCCCTCGCGCGGCGGTCCAGCAGTCCAGTGTCCGACGATGAGATCGATCGTGGCGCCAGCTCGCGGGCGAGTCTCACGGCCCGCAATCCACCACGCGTCGGAGTCTCTGAGTACGCGGTCGGTGCCCGGTAGCACGCGTCCGCCGATGACGATACCTCTTTCGATCATGCGCCGATCTCCACTACTGGCGGGACGATATCGTCGAGTCCAGTATCGCTATCCGCGCACGCGACCTCGACGACACGCAGGTCGCCGACGGGATGCCGCGCGGTAGACTCCCATATGATCTGCGATGGTCGCGAGCCGTGCACGCCATACGCTCCCTGCGCGTACGCCGCAGTCCCTCCGAGGCACCCGTTGACCACCAGGTCTAGGCCGTCATCGAGTACCACGCGCATCGGCACGTGGTAGTGCCCGAGCGCTAGAGCGCGGATCGGCGCTTCGCCCTGAGCGGCGCGAGCAGAGTTCCATCGTCGGAGCTGGTCTGCTATCCGATGCGTGTGCACGCTGCGAGCTGGAGTGCCCGCCGAGACGACGGTGTCTCCGTGCGTGAGAGCGCATACGGCGCCGCCGGGCGAGCGCCACGTGGCGTATGGCGTACGCGGGATCGTCCACGTCACTCCGGGGTCACGCGAAAAGATCGCCTCGAGTGTGCGGTAGAGTACGGTTACGGCGCCGTCCCACTTTGACGCGACCGCGCGTCCTTGCGCATGCGGCCACCGTCCGTGATTGCCAATCGCGCACACGACGTCTACGCGTGCGAATGCCTCTCGCAGATACGAGATCGCGCTGGTGAGGATCTGTCTTGCGCCGTCGAGCTGAGACGCTAGCGCGTGAGCCTCGCGCGTCGGCCCGTGGATCTCACCCTCGATGATGTCACCGCCGAGCAAGAGCCGACACGTAGTGCGGTCGCGGTGCGATGGCTTGTATGACGCCGCTTCTCGCGCAACGAATGCCGTGCGCCGAGCGGCCTCGGTCCACCCGTATTGGCTACCTGGCACCTCGCGAGAGTCGATGATCTGACCGTAGTGCAGATCGGACAGGAGCACGACGACTTCGCGGGCCCCGTCGCACGGCGGCGAGTACACGCGCGGGGGTGTGTACGCGCTCGACTTCTCGATGCCTGCGACTACGAGACGCGAGACGGTGTCTGTCCAGTGCTCCGCATCTCCGACGATGCGCTCGAGGCGCCGCGCGTGGAGTAGATCGCGCTGCACTCCGCGTCGCTCACCAAGCTCCTGCGGGTCTGGCGTCGGGCTGCGTGACGGGACGTCGAGCTCCAGCGCCGCCGCGGCTCGTGCTCGCGCGTATCCGCCGAGCGCGGAGTAGTCGCGGCTCAGCGGCCAATGATCGTCTGTGTCGAGCCGCATCGCCAGCGCGACGGACCGCGGCATCGTGGAGATGTCGCGGTTCGCGCGCTCCGCCGCTTCCACTACGCATGAGAGCACCCACTCTCGGTGCTCTGCCGTGCCCTTCGTGGGCCTCACTCGTCGGCCTCGAGAGCGGCGTCGATGTCGGCGCGAGCCGCGCGCCACTCGCGACCGTGTGCCGGTATCTCGTGACCGTGTCGGTGCCACGCGACGAGATGCGCTAGCTCGTGACGGATGGTGTCCTCGCGGGACTCTGGAGTGCCGCCCTCAAAGAGCTTTTCAGACAGCATGATCACGCCGTAGACCGCCCATATAAAAGCCTCCCCGTGGACGCCCTCGTGCCACGACCCACACTCACGAGACCAGCCGACGAGCAGGCGCATTTTAGGAGCGACTTTCTCAAGCACGCGCGACGCGTAGCGCTCGACGCGCGCTCGCTCGCTCGCTCTCATGCGCTGGAGCCCATGCCCACAGAGCGGCACCACCACACTAGACGAAGACCGATGTCCTCGCCGTACTCTTCGATGGCGAGGAAGAGGAGCAGCTCGCACACGTCGCGAGGGTCCTCTTCCATCTTCCGGCGCGCCGCCGCGATAGCCCGTCTTGAGACCATCATTTACCGCGTCTCTCGGCGATGCGGAGAAGGATGAAATACCCCAGCAGGTCCATGACTACGTCCTCCCCAGCGGCGCTACCGCGCGCGACGCGTGACAGCTTGTCGTCGATCCGCACGCGGAGCTGCTCTGTCGCGTCCGCTTTTGAGAAGAGCCGAATCGGCTCAAGCGCACTGTCACCGTAAGCGCGATTCTTCTCAAGCAGTAGCTCGCAAAGAGCGTCGCACTCTGCCCTGATATCGTCCGCTGAGCTCACGGCGCTGCAGGATCAGACTCGGATTCCCCGCCGCTCGATTCCGCGTATGCACCGTTCCGATCGCAGACATTCGTGGTCCATCGCGCGGCCTCGCAGATGCCGATCGCGACGGGCTTTGCGACGCTTACAGCAGTAGCGATTCCAGCGGACACACCGCCACCGCACCCGTAAGCAGAGCCCGCGAGCATCACGAGGAAGATCGGCGCAGCGCCACGCCGCACCATCGCAGGCAGCGACGCGAGCACAGTAGCGACGACAGGGATCATCGCGGCGAGGATCTCCTCGCGATGCGGCTCGGACGATGTGACCCACACGACGACGGCCGCCGCGATCATGATCGCAAAAGCGACAAGGGTTGTCGTCTCGATCTTGTAGCTTCCGATCTTCATCGTCCCTCCAGTCTGTCCAGCCTCTGCGCCAGATACTCGATGCGCTCCATTCTAGCACCCAGTGACCAAGAGGCACTCGCTACCGCGAAGACCACGCCCAGCGATCCCACGACTACCGCGACGACTACAGCCCACACTAGAGAGCGCATAGCTCGAAGCGCGCGGCCGTGCGATGCAGTCACGCGGACAAGCTCGCGGACCAGCGTCGGGATCTCATGCGGCTCGGGAGTGCGCGGCACTCGTGAGATGTCGTCTTCGTCCATGTGCAGATCGCTGATGTCGGTAGCCACGGTGCTCCTATCTAGACCGCACGCGGACCAATACGGATCGGTCGTCGATGCGTCCCTGCGTCGTCGTGATCCTGCACCGGACCACGTAGTCTGAACCGGCGGTCCCGCCGCCGAGGAATGCCGTGGGGTTGCCAGCGACGATTGACGTAGAGTTGATCGTCAAAGACGCGTCCGGCGCTACGTCGATTCCCCACGATGCCGTCGAGATGGAGTCGCCCGCTGGCATCCACTCGGTAGCCCAGTCGAACGCATAGTCGAGGACGGCGTTGGGATCCTTGATATACGAGTCACTCATCATCGCCCTCCACTAGCACGGCTCTTCCTTCGTAGAGCACCATTGTCGTGCGCGTGCTCTTTTCCACGGTGACTGTTCTGCTGTCAGACCCGACGACTCTGACGCGCGCCTCTGCGTCTACCGCTGTCGTCCTACTCTCTGAGCGCACGCGAGCCGTGTACGAGACCGACGTCGAGACGGGCTCGTACACGCCGAGCACTACAGACGAGCCAGACGTCGACCACG